ACAATTTAAAATTACCATTTTGATAATTAATAAAAGCACTAGTTCTATATCCTCCAAAATTACCCTGAGCATCAAATGCTTCCCAATTTAAACCTCCTATTAAATTAAGTTCTAAAGCCCAATCATTAGGTCTAAAGGATATTCCTGCTTCTTTTGCTATAGAAACTGATTGTTTGTAATATTCAAAATTTGTATCGTTAAATAAGGCTTGAAGTATAGGGCTTTGGTTTAAACCTCCCCACATTCCTGATCCAGGAGCATTTATTTTAGGGGTACCATATACTGTTATTGTAGTTAAACCGCTAGGATTTCCATAATCATCAAGAAATGCATCTGTTGTTGCCCAATCATCTCCTAAAGGTTCTATAACCTCCCAAGTATTTGGTAATCCATTAAATAATTCTATAGTAGATGTGCTTTCAGGGTGGTGTTCTTTTGATTTGATTCTACCTACTGCATTTAAAACCCCAGCGTATTTTTTATCTTTACCCCATTTTTTTACATAGTTACTTAAAAAATTTCCATTATAATAAACACCTCCTCCTACATCAGCAGTTTCTATTCCATCAAAACCATAAAGTTCATATAATGAGTCTATATTTACGGGCCACATAGAGGAGTCTGATGTTTTTCTAATAAATTGAATTTTTTTAAAATGTCCTTTAGGAATAGTTTCTGTTATTAAGGTAGGTTCATCATTAAAATCTAAAACATTATATAAATATGTTATTTCACAGGGTGAAGAAGTAAGAAAAGAATCAGTTCCTCCTGCTTCGATTTGAGCTGCAGTTAAATCTGATTGTTCCGTTCCATAACAATAAAGGGTTACTTCATGGTAAGGGTAATAATCAACTATAGATAAAGATAAATCTTCAAGATCTGTTATGTTTAGTTGGTCTCCTTTTAAATTTAAGTCTAAATAGTTATTAATATCAGGACCATCAGGAATAGCATTTAATTCTTCTAAAGAAATAAAATAAAAACCACTATCTTCTTCTATAGGTAAACTTAAACTTTTTCTAATAGTTTTATATAGATTTCCATTAAATGATGTATGGTCTATTTTTCTTTTTTTACCCTCTTGCATTAAATAAGATTGATTTTCAAAAAAATCAAATGGAGTCCCTTGAGCTCCTGCTGTTATAAAAGAACCATTTTCATATAAGGGATGAGAATCTACAATAGGGTTTTGTAAATCGTTTAATATATTTAAAAGTTCTTCTTGATTTTCTAAAAGTTGATCTATTTGGTTGTCAAGATTTTCATTTTCTTGCACATGAAGATGTAAATGTTCTGTTTCTACTATTTGTCTGTGTGATTTTGTTCCCTGTTTTGGGATTTTATAAAATAACTCATTGTAATAAAGTACTACCTTTTCATTAGCTAATTGGTTGTCTATATATTCTGGAGTTTGTGCTAAATTAGAAAAAGATGTTTGATAAATAGAATTAGCATATTTACTGCTAATTACTTTTTTTTTTAAATCTAACTGTTGGTTTGCCATTATCTTACAACTTTAAAATAATAATCATTATCATATATAGTTGTTCCGTCGTTATTTTTATGTTTAAACAAAACACGATAATATCTTTCTGGTTGAAGTCCTTTCATATATACTTTAAAATACATTCCATTACTATCAGCGCTTAATTTTGTATTTTTATCATCAAAAGGGATTACTTCTTGTTCTGTATGTGCATCTCTTATACTATAGTAAGATGAAGTAGTAAAATAACCTTTATCTAATTGATTTGAAGTTGTAGTAAATCTTCTTGTTGGGTATTTATCTCTTACATGGATTCTAAAAGTAGCTATATCATTTTGATTATATTGTTCTTTATTTCTGTATAAAGATACTTGTAAATCACCACTAGTTTTAGCTGAAGCTTGATAAGTGTGAGTACTATCATCCCATATAAAGGCTAATTTAGGAGGGTGAATAGTATGTGTGTCTACAGAAAAATATTGTAATTCTCCAAAACTACTAGATGTATTAGCTTCTACATTGTTTGGTTTTTTAAGTATTATTCCATAGTTAGGTATTCCATCAGGATAAGTACTTTCACTGTATAAACTTGCACTCCATTTTTTGACTGTATCTTTTATATTAAAACTAGTGTCTAAAGAGTCTCCAGTTAAAAACTGTTGAGCATATTCAAAACCACTACCTGTATACCATACTCCACCTCCTTGGGTAAGTTGTACCCCTGATGAGCTTATAGATCCTGTAGAAAATATTTGGAAACTAGAAGTTATCCATTTAGTTGCTGTTGTATCATTGTCTCTATGTATCCAAGTTGCTCCATTTGAACTTGTAGGTAAGTTAGAATATCTTCCTGTACCTTCTCTCCATGATTGAGAAACTGCATAAGCATGTACATTTAAAATATGTACTAAATTTTTGGGTTCCGCTGATGTAAGTTGTAAACTAGCTGTAATAGGGCCTGCAGAATCTGATCTATTAAAAACATCATGTCCCATAGATTCAATAGCTCCTTTAATATCATCATTAGAAAATTGAACTAATATTCTTGAGGGATATAAATAATTATCTGTTGATCCTTGTTCTTTGGTTATTTCTAAGATTTCATCACTTCCTGCATTCATATCTGATCTATCAGGATGACTATATAGGGTTGTATCTTTTTCCGGAAATATAAAATAATATGCCATATTAGTATGTTGTTACGCGTCCTTTAATATCTGTATTAGGGTATTTTAATTCAAAAATACTTGGGTCTAATGAGGGGTAAATTACCTCATTTTTAGTTGCTGTATCTAAAGGATATTTATATTGAGAATATCCTGAAAGGGCTCCTGATTTATTTGAAAATGTAACACTTTCAACTGTTTGAACTCCTTTTACTCCTCCTATTACGTTTTTAATATCTGTAATAATTATAGGTTGATTTATTTGCCATTTATCTATATTGAAATAGCTTTTTAATTCATTAATACAATCTAATATTACACTTTGGTTGTTATAATTTTTAAAAGCAGTAACTTCAAAATCAATAGCTATATTAATTACAAAAGCATCCTTAATATTAATAGCATCTGTTAAAGTTCTAAATTCTTCTAAATATGTAGCTAAATTTGTTTTTGTAGCTGTATTTAAGGTAGCTAATTCTTTACTAGAATTATACCCCATAACATATAAATTCATAGCTAAAGGGTTAGGAATACGATGTTCTAAACTATAAGAACCTGGATTTAAAGCTATTTGATCATCTTGAACGATATATGCTTTAGCTACACTCCCAAATTGTGGAGGCATAGATAGGGCTCTTATAATATAATCTTCTCTAGTTATTGTTCTACCTTGAGTAGAAAAATTAGCCATAGTATTTAGTCTTATATCTTCTATACTATCACCATCACTTCCTCCTCTTGCTGCTTTTGGATTAGTAACAGTTATGCTACTATTTATAAAGTTTTTCATACTTGAAACTAGGTTAGGTTTAAAGTTAACCTGTAGAGTTTCTTTATTAACAATAGTATTACTATTTACATTAGCTCCTAACCCCCCTCCTGCTATATATTTTATATTTAAGGTAGTATTTGCAGGGGCTTGGCCATAAGCTTTTGTATGAAGAAAATTAGAAGGATCATAAAAAGTATCTAATTTATTTCTTCCATCTTTAATACCTAGTCCTATATTATCTGGGTTAGGAACAATTAGTTCATCAGATTGTGTGCTTGTACCTGCTCCAAATTGAATTTCTATCCTATTGTTAGGTTTAACTCTAGATATAAATCTTCTAGGGACTTGTTTTGTTTTTAATAAGTAAGGAGTTTGATGGGAGTATTGGCTTAACGAAGGATCATTAGCTTCATTATTTGGGACCTTTTCAAATATAGTATCTTGAGCTAAAAAATCAACCTCAGACCATTCATTACCTTCTCCATCTGTAATAGAATCTATAGCTATTATATCAGTATCAAATAGAGTTATAGTTTTAAATTTTGTAGCAGAACCTATTGTAATATTTTGAGATCTTACTTCACCAGATATAGCGGGGACTGTTTTTGTTAAAATATAGTATTCAGGATTCATACTTGAATCATACTGATATATGCTTGATGTAGTTTGTCCAAAAGAAGAAGAATAAGTAAAATCACAATCACGTGTAGTATAAAATGTAGGCCCATCAGTAGAAGTAAAAGTAGCATTAGCCATAATAACTGTAGCATAGTCATAATCAGGTACATATGCCCCATCTAACATTTTAGAAGGTACTAATTGTGATATTTCTAAGTCTACACTAGCTGCTGTTGTTACTTTGGGTTTATATCCCATCGCATGAGCCATATTATATAAATTTTCTCTATCTTGTGCTAAAGATAGGAAAGTTTCTTGCATTTGAGTATCAGTATAAAAAGATAATACATCACCTACGTAAGCAGCCATTTCTAAAAACATCATACCTGGATTTCCTTCACTAAAATCATTAAAATTTTGAGGAAAATAAGTTTTAGCAAACTCTATAAGTTGATTTTTATAAGAATCAAAATCTTTATTTAGATATTTAACATCTTTACTTTGAAATTTATTTGATACTTTATTATAAGCCATATTATCTAAAATTTAATTGTATAACATCTGATTTATTATTTAATAAATTTTTATAAATAATAGTCAGATGAAGTAAGTGTTCATTGTCGTCATTTTTTTTAACTGTCATTTCTTCTAAACTTATATTAGGGATATGGGTTCTTATTTGGTTTCTTGTTCTTAATTTTAATAAATCTAAATTTAAATTAGATTCAAATAGATATTTTTTTATTCCTATTCCATATTTAGGTAAATTTACTCTTTCTCCGGGTTGGGTTAAAAGTAAATTAATAAGATTAGCCTTATTTTGTTCAGACATAAGTTTAGTCCCATTAAAAAAATTTTTTTCATCTATAGGGAATCCTACTCCTATCGTAACATTTTTGTTTTGATCTAAGGGGTTTATTCTTTTATGTTCTTTTATTATAGGCATTGTTTATTATCCCTTTTTTT